ATATGGTAGAGAAAGAATTTTCACTAAGGCGTGGCGAGATAACAGGACTGAGGATATAAAATATGAGTATAATGGATCTGATAGAGCAGCCGCATAGGACATACAAAAGGAACGTAGGCTTTTGGAATTTCCTCATGGACAGTTATGAGGGTGGGCAGGACTACATAGGCGAGTACATCGATGCGAGTCACAAGGTGTACGCGGGCGGACAAGAGGTCAAGATAGCGCAGCAGACCCACCTGTTCAAGTACAAGAAAGAGCGAACCGACGACTTTAAGCAGCGCGTGAACATGAGCTATTATTACAACTTCTGCGCACCGATAGTCGACATCTATACGAACCACTTATTCAAGAACCCGATTGCAGAGAATTGGGGCTCCATAGAAAACCTCATAGAGTACCGGACAGAGAACATAGACCGGATGGATAGCTCCATATATGAATTTAGAAAAGAGATGGCAGACCTGGCACAGATATATGGACACTGTTATGTAGTCATAGACAAGCCAAACCCGGCTATGGATATCAGGACATTGCAGGACCAAATAGACAACAGCGTGTTTCCATATTTTACGATATTCCACCCACAGCAGATCGTCAACTGGAGCCTCGACATTTACGGCAGACCTTATTGGGTATTGGTCAGAGAAGAACGTGATGGAAATCAGGATCCGTATAACTACGATTCACAGAACCTGACCCAGGTCAACTACCGACTATGGACTGTAAACGAATGGGTCCTATACAATGGCGAGGGCCAGGAGATGCGCAGAGCAGCCCACAACATGGGCCAGGTGCCGATCGTATGTGTAGTCAATAAAAAGAGCAAGAAGCATAAGAGCTTTATGGGCATATCAGCCCTTGCAGATATAGCATACATAGCCCGGGACGTTTACAACTCATGCTCCGAACTTAAACAGGTCCTAAGAGAGCAGACATTCGCTATCCTTACGCTACAAGGCAGCGCAGACGAGTACGACGAAGTAACCGTAGGCACAAGCAAAGCCTTGCTATACCCGGATGAGCGAGAGCGCCCAGGCTTTATCAGCCCACCAGGGGAGAACGCCCGGGTAATGTTTGAGCATATAGAGAAACAGATATCAGCCATGTTCAGGCTCGCAAAGTTAGAGGGCGGCAGCGCACAGTTTAATGGACAGAACGCGGTATCAGAATCAGGCGTGTCCAAGGCCTATGATTTCAACGAAACGAATCAAGCGCTATCAGATAAGGCAGACAACCTACAAGATGCGGAAGCCAAGATATGGAGGCTATTCGCTAAATGGGAGGGCAAGGAATTTGACGGATCCGTGGTTTACCCGGATGAATTCTCCGTACAAAACCTGAATGATGACCTGGACGAAGCAGAAAAGATACTAAAGATACAGCTTGGTAAGGCGTTCAATCTCGAGATTAAGAAGTCAATTATTAAGAAGAAGTACCCCAGGATAGCAGATGACGAACTCGACAAAATGATAACAGACCTGGAAACAGCAGAAACCAAACTACAAACAAAGACCGACGGTAGCCGGATCTTTGGCCGTTTAGGACTAAAAGCTACCCCTAACGCCAACTCAGGCGGAACCAAGGAGGAGTAACATGGCAGACGATCAAAAGAACACAGGAGGCGGAGCAGGTGATGGCGGAGCAGGTGGCGATAAAACATTCACACAGGCAGACGTTGATAGAGTAGTGCAAGAACGCCTGGGCAGGGAAAAAACCAAGTATGCTGATTATGACGAGCTTAAAACATTCAAAGATGAGCATGCAAAGAACCAGGACGATTTAAAGCAAAAGGAATTGGAATCACAGAAGAACTATGAGGAACTGAAAAAGGGATGGACGGAAAAAGAGAACAACTTTAACAAGGCACTAACAGAGAAAGACACCGCTTTCAAGTCTTTGAAAATCGACAATGCCCTGGGCGCAGAAGTAGCAGCACAGAACGCGTACCCGGAGGCAAAGGAAGTTTTAAAAACACTGGTCACTTTGAGCGATGACGGCACACCTCAGATGAAAGGTAAGGACCAGGTAGGGAACGAAATAGCAATCACTCTAACAGAGGGCGTCAAGAAGTTTTTAGAAGAACGTCCGCACCTGGTAAAGGCCAGCCAAGGTAGCGGCGGAGGTACTCCACCCGCAGGAGGAAGCGGGGATGGAGGAGCAGCAGGAGGAACGGATGAACTGTCAGATCTGAACACCCAATACATGACTGCGGTATCACAGCGCAACATGAAACTGGCAGGAGAACTCAAGGCAAAAATACAGAACCACTTTACAACAAAGAACATAAGTCGAACTGTTTAAACCTTGAGGATCATGTAATCTAACGATCTAACAAAGGAGCATTAAGATGCCAGATACAACAACCACGACACTAACAGAAGCAATCCCGACTATCGTAGCCAGTGCATTATTGGAGCTCGAGGAGGGCGATGTAGTTAGACCCTTGGTCACGAACGTACCATTTCCTGGCCCAGGCGTAACACATCAGACACCTTTTATCCAAAAGCTAACATCTGAGGCAGACGATTCGCTTGCTTCACAGGCTTTGGATTCAGGAACGAACGACGAAACCTCGCCGAGTGAAGCTACCGTAGGCGTTCATGGTGCATACGTGCAGCTTAAAGAGATCGCACAGCTCGGCACTTTAGATGACATGGCAGCAGTAGCAGGTAAGTTGATAGGGCAATGTATAGTAACACGCAGGGATAAAGACCTTGTGGCATTGTTTACATCCCTAACAACTAACCAGGGCGCAGCAGCAACAAACATCACACCGGCAGATCTGTACGACGCGTATGGTTCTTTGAGAACTTATTTCGCGCCATTACCGTATCACTTGGTAATGCACCCATTACAGATTTGGAGCTCAGTAGGGTTGATATCGCTATTTGACAATTCAAGCGATGCAATACAGACCCAGGGCCCCGGAACTGTAGGCGAGGACTTCGCCAGGTACGGTTTCGCAGGCATGGCACTCGGCTTCAATTTATGGGTCGATGCTAACGTCACTATGACCAATAACAACGGCTCGGGCGCAGCAATATCAAGAGAAGCAATTAAGTACGTCCAAAAACGTCCTTTCAGAATCGACATCGAAAGCGACGCATCAGAAGTAGCAACAAAGATCGTAGGCACTGAGATATGGGGTGAAGCGATCCTAAGAAATAAGCACGGTAACGAGATGCAGTTCGATTCTGTTTAAGCTCGGTTATTTACTCATATATTGAGGACACTTCGGGGCGGGCTGAAACCAACAGCCCGTCCCAATAAAAGGAAAAAAGGGAGTAAAGAAATGGATGATAAAACACTAAACGTAATAAAGGGAGCACAGGCAGCAAACATACAGGATGAGGGCCTGAACAAGTATTTTAACGAAATGAATAAGATCCGTAAAAAGGGTCGCGTAGATACAAACAAGATAAAGGTAGTAGAGATGACGGACCATAAAAACATATCACTATGGACCAAAGACGGCAAGCGGATAGGGCCACTACACCCTTACAATGCAGAAAAGACATTCATGCTTTTTTGGAACTTAGGCATAAAACTTTCAGCAGATGAACCGACAGCAGAGCAGATCGCAGCATACAGAAAAACACCGGAATATGCAGCGGCCATGAAACTGCATGAAGAAAAGAGAGCGGTAAAAGAGGAATCACGTAAGGACACCAAGAAGCTGCATGACTACCTAAAACAGATCGCAGCAGCAAGCGGTCAATCGGTAGAGGCGATTCATAATATACTGAAATCAAACCAGGTAAAGCCGGTAAGTGCCGCGGTAGATAAACAGGAAAAATAAGATGGCAGCTTTAATAGAAACACCCACATACGTCAGAAAAATACAATGCCCCAGGCATTATCTCATAGACCCACGAGAGGATATCTTCTTACGTGAGCCGGTGCCGTTACTTAAAGACGTGAGCAATTCTGTCTGCGCAGAATACAAGATAAACAAGACACGTATACAGCGAGATAGATGGGGTAACAAACTTGTAGACTGGAAGAAAATGTACGAACTAAAAGCCAAGGGCAAAGTTATGCAGCCGATGATTACAGCGTCCTTTGCTATTGAAAACATTTACGATCCGATGAACCCGGTATGCCACGTCTGCAAGTTTAAATGTAAAAGAGGCAAGGGTAAAATAAACGATCTAACTATTAAAAGGTTGTCAGGATGAACGATGTTTTTAAAACCACAAAGTCAGCAGGAACATTTAAGACAGCGAAATCTAACGCTACGCCAAAAACCGTCAACTCAAAGATTAGGGGTTTAGATTTGGACACTACAAGAATTTGGCCTAACGAATCACCTGTAGAAACGCCAGATGGAACAAATAAAGTTTTTACGCTAAAATACAACCACGAATATGTAACCAGGCTACTTGAAGTATATGTGGACGGCGTACAGAGCACAAAGGGCGTGGACTGGACGGAAACAACGTCAAGCACATTCACATTCACGACTGCCCCTGATTCAGACGAAGCGGTACGGATAAGCTACGTAAAACCATAGCGGAGGCGCAAATTGAAACAACAATTCCTTAAAGCTAAGACCGATACTATTAGACTAACCGTTTACGAAAGCAACCGGCCCATCGTACCTGCGTCCGCTAAGGTTACGTTATACACATCGAACGGAGGAGATCTCCAGACCCAGGCAGACGCTACTGTAGACAGCACAACAGGGCAGATGACATACGCGCTGACAGCCGTACACACAGCAGACCATGATCTAAACTACAAGGCCGTATGGGAATACATCTACAACGGAACGACCTATTATGAAACGCAGCTCTATGACGTAGTCAAATGCATACTATCAATACCACTCACAGATGACGACCTATACGATGAAATGGAATCCTTGCGTAAGCAGAACGTCCAGGCTACCGGTACAGCAACAGCCGGAGCCGCATCCAGTATAACGGACACCCTGAAACGTAAGGAATCAGACGACTACTGGAAAGGTGGCATAGTAGAGATTTTGTCAGGCACAGGAGCAGGGCAAAAGTGCAACATCACCGGATCCACGCAATCGACCGGTGTCATAACTATAACGCCCGCTTGGGCCACAAACCCGGACAACACAAGCATATACAGAATAGTGAAATCTTATACGGCCAAGATACAGCAGTGCTTCGAGGAATTGGAAACTATGCTATACAATAAAGGTAAGCGGCACTCTTTAATACTGGAAAGCTCACAGATCAAATATCCACTGTTATATCTTACCTTGCACAAGATATGCCAGGATATATCAGATGACATCGATGACAAGTGGGACCGTTTAGCAGGCAAATATGACGAGAAATACAAGAGTGCATTTACTACCATGAAAGTAGAATACGACGAGGACGAATCAGGCAGCATAGTCGGTGATGATGAGGAAGCACAAGGCATATCAGGATTAAGGATATCAAGATCGTGAGGGTATCTGTCAATATACTAACCTGGAACTGCATAAGCACGCTACACGATACGCTGCACGTGCTATCTGAGGACCTAAAGGATATCGAAAACGAAGTGATAGTTATCGACAATGGGTCCAAAGATGGCTGCGAGGAAATAGCCAACATAAAGAACCGTGAGAATATGGGCGTTTCGATAGGCAAGAACCAGGGGATCCAAGCATCAAAGGGCGATTATATTTTTATGCTCGACGGGGACATAACACCGGTGCCCAATAGTATCAACTGTTTACTGGCATGGCTTGAGGAGAACATAGAATCATACGCCATAGGCTTCTATCCTAACAGGTTTACAGACCAAAGAAATGTGAACGGGCAAAAACATTCCGTAGAATACTGCCATAACCTATTTGAGCCTAAACGACACACCCAGGCGATAGCGTTCTATGGGTTGTTTAAGCGCTCCATGTTTACAGACTTCAATATCTTATTCCCAGAAAACGGGCCATTCGCAGGCATAGGCTACGGATGGGAGGACTCAGATCTCTACATGCAAATGCGCGAGAACGGCATCCACCAAATGGTGGCCGGGCTGAATACCTACACAGGGAAATACTACCATGAGATAAACTCATCTATCCGCTTGATGGGACAGGACCAATACGCCAGGACCTCCAGGGAAAGACACCTGGCATTTAAGGCAAAGTGGGGCGAAAAGATAGGGAAATATTATGCTTGATAAGAGCCTGCATCAGCACTTGGACCTAATGGACGAAATCGAAGCAGACATCGATAAAGAGATCCTCAAAATCTATAAGGCCCTGGACATAGACGATATCATAGCGGACCCGGATGGCGAAATGCTTGCAGCAGCTCAGGCCGTAGAGGATATAATAGAGGTCAAGTTTGCCAAGCGCGCAATAGCAGCCGGCTTAGACCTGGCAGAGATAGTCAAGGAACACATAGCAGATAACGAGGACATTAAGATACAGAACAGCAA